CCGGCGGCGCATTCTTTAACCATTGCCGTTTGTTTTTCAATACTATTATATCGATGAATTATTCCAAGGCCGCCGAATTCGGCCATGGCTGTGGCCATCGCACCTTCAGTTACTGTGTCCATTGGGCTGGAAATGACTGGCAACTCCAATCGCAAAAAGGAATCTAAATTATTGCTGATATTGATTTGTGCTCTGCTTTTAATATTACTGTATTTAGGTACCAGCAAAACATCATCAAAGGAATAGGCTTGTTTCATTATAGTTCCTCCAAGTATCTTTGTAAATACCATATAGCCTTCGCAATATCTTTTTTTGCTTGCCCTTTGTACTTATGCCTGGAGATGTATTTGACAGCATTACCACAGTGGAAATCTAACCCCCAATCTTCAATCACATCAATAGTTTCATATTTTCCGTGGTTGTAATGAGGAGGATGGTCAACTAAGTCTAACTTATAATTTACAAGAGTTTCTAAGTCTTCTTCTCTTTCGTCCCACCTATCTTCCAGCTGAGATGGGCTAATAAGAATTTTCATTGTTTCATTTTTATCTGACATATCTTCTCCTTAAAACCCTGATATTTGGCCCAGAGGGTGAGAGCCAGGAGCATCTGTACTACCCAGCGCAGCAGGGCCACGATTGGAAATCGTAATCGGCTCTCGATATAAGTGACCATCAACTAGTTTGGCTCGAAAATGGACTACTGGTACCAAAATTAATTGCGCAATCTTTGCGTCGACTTCGACGAACTGTACTTCGCCCCCAATATTGTGAAGGTCAATAAAAACTTCACCATCATAACCACTATCAATAATATGGGCTCCGACCACCAAGGACCGCTTTACACCCATACTAGATCTGTTACAAACCTGTAACATGTATCCATGGGGTATACCAAAACTTAATCCCGTTGCAAGCATCTGGTTTTCACCAGGCTTAATTTTGGAAACTGTGACTTTGGGATCTTTTGGACAGTAGAAAACGTCCAAACCCGCGTCACTAGGATTTGCCCTCGTCGGTGCCTTCGCTTCTTCTCTCTTTGTGTATTCTAAAATCATTTTTAACCTCTTCAATAATTTTACGTGCTTTGTCCCAACACTCGGGACAGTATAATCTTACCACTTTTTCTTTCTCTCTTACAACAACACTCCAAGTTGTAACATGTTCTTTTAAATTTTTATCAAATTCCTTGGCACAAGCGTAGCACTCATCACTTAATTTGCCGAACATTGTTATCTGTTCTTTTATATTTTTGTTAAGACGCTTTGCGGCCTTGCGTGCCAATTTTCTTTTTAAACTTCCCATGTTATCCCAACATTTTAAAAGAATGTCTAATCGATCTCGTACTAAATCCCCAATCCTCATTGTGATCAAGTTTAGCTGCGTACGGCCTGTTTAATTGTACAATTCCCCTATCGTGGTCTTTGACACCCCAACATCGAATTGTTGTCATAGTAGAAGTATCGTCAATTACCTTCAAGATCCAATAAGTTTTACCGTTTTTAGTCTTCTTACTAATCTTCTCTCTTGGGATGAACCAGGCGACGCCCAATCTTTTATCCCATTTTGCGATGGGTGGAACTTTCCACTTGTCTATGGATTCAAGGATGTTATCAGTCATGACCAACTCAAATGGGAAAAGGCCTGTCAGCGAAGATACATATTCAATCTTTTCTTCACGCGTGAAGTCCTTTTCTGGAGAATATAGATCTATATTTTCCCGAAGTCTTTTGAGGTTTTTAGGCCGGTCTTGGATACATGCCATCCAAAAATGCTTACATCCAGTAAACCTTTCATCAATAATACTGTCAAGGGCGCCGGAGCGACACAACGCGTCCAAGGCCCTTTTGTTCAACTTAGAATATACGACATCTTCATTAAATAATAATTCCTCGGGTGTCGTGAACGGTCTATTGTTGATGATCTGTTCAATTGCCTTGTCTCCTAACCCCTTAATAGAGCTAAAAGGTTGAATGAGAGTTTTCCCATCTTTTGTAAGTTCCCATTGAGCCGTAGAAGTGTTGATATCTATCCCTTGAATATCGAAGCCATGCTTTCGTGCGAGACTTATAGCTGCTTCTTTGCGGGTTTCAGGTTCCTTATCAAGAAAAGCTGCCATCCAACATTCTGGAAAATAATTTAATAAGTAGGCACACTGGTAAGATAGAATAGAATAAGAAACTGCATGAGATTTGTTGAAGCCATAGCCGGAAAAATATTCAAAATTCTGCCACATCCTCTCTGCGGTAGAGCGATCGATCTTCTTTTCCATGCATCCAAGAATAAATCTATGTTGGAGTTTTTCTTTCTCTTCTGAAACTTCTCCCGTTCCTTTCTTGGTTAGTAGTTTTCTTAGTTTGTTACCGTCGTCAAGAGAAATGTTCTTTCCAAGCTTATGCGCCAGTATGGCAATTTGCTCTTGGAAAATCAAGAACCCTGCAGTCTCTTCTGTATGTTCTTTAACAATTTTATGAGGATACATGATATCCTTAAAATTCTTTTTCCTTGAAACGTATTCTTTAGCGACGCCGGCACTTAAAGGTCCTGGACGGTAAATAGATGTAATGGCGGAAATATCAATTATGTTATTGGGGCTAGCTTTCTTACAAAAGTTTTGGGCGCCTCCGTTTGTAAACTGAAAAATCCCAACAAACTTGCCCTTATGAAAGATATTCTTATACACTTTTTGGTCGTCGAGATCAATAACGTCTGGATGTATATTATTATCATAGTACTCCTTAATATTCTTATAAGAAGGATTCTCAACACCATGATGTCTTCTTAAGACATGGCCGATCGCTGACTGGATCATTTCTAAAGTAGTGAGGCCAAGCAAATCAAATTTGATAAACCCAAGCGGCTCCAGATGGCGTACGTTCTGTCCCTCTGACCATGGAGTTTGGATAACTCCCTTGGAGCAGATTAACGGCATATGTTTATCCAAGTCCTCGCCGATTACAACACCTCCTGCGTGTCGACTAGTCGATCTGACTTGGCCTACGAGAGCTTCGGCGTGCGTCTTAATGTGAGGATATTTGTAAAGAAATCTCTGCAAGGAATCTGAATATTCCATAACTTCCTCGAAGGTAGGAACATATACTCCTGCTTTGATGCCATGTTTTGCTTTCGCCTTCGGTGTGGCTTCGCGAACCATTACATTCGTCACATTATTGACTTCGGTAAAATCAACACCGTAGAATTTACCGATATCTTTGATAAGCGATCGCAACTGCAACGTATTATAATTAGAAATAGGAACAACCGCAGTCTCTCCCCAGGCCTCTGCTAAAATTTCTTTAAGCCCGAAAGCGTCGCTGACGTCATAGTCAATGTCAGGGTAATCTTTGGCGTCAGAGCGTAAAAATCGGCTAAACAGTAAACCATGTTTGATCGGATCAACCTGCGTGATCCCCAATACGTAAGCGACGAGAGAACCAGCAGCAGATCCGCGGCCCGGGCCGGAGAGCATATTTTCATTCGCTTTGTCAGCGATCGCCTTCATCGTTAAAAAGTATTTACTAAACCCTCTGTTGTCGATAACTCCCATTTCATGCCGAAGTCTTTTGATATATTGTTTATCCTCATGTAAGTTTCGGGCACGAAGGCCAGTAATACAAGCTTTGGTCAAAGCTTCTGTAGCTGTGGCGCCGTCCGGAACGACAAATTCAGGGAGCCTCACTGTATCGTCGGGCATGAAATCGCTAATCCTCTCATTGGCAATCCAGTGAGTTTTTACGAGTGAATCGTAAATTAAATCATCGTCATACTCGACTTCACACTCCTCAGAATATTTTTTATAAGAAGCCCACATCTGGTCACCATTTTTTGGATACAATTCCATACCAAGTTCATCAACATCAATTGGTAATTCTGACGTCAACCATTCTGGCTTGCTCGTTTTGCCTAACCACCCAAGACGCTTGTATAGCTCTCTGTCTTTAAACGCGTCCGGACTTGGGTAGTGGCTGTCGGCAGTTGAAATTAGCTCGATACCAAACTCTTTTTGCATCTGGATAACGTATTTGTTTAACCTGTGCTGTTCCGGCACATTGTTCCACTGTAGTTCACCGTACCACCTGTCTCCAAGGGTAGCGACCATCTTCTTCGTTGTCTCGCGCATCGCGTTTAAGATTGCGTCTTCGTCTTCTCCAATCTTCTTCTGCTTCGTGTCTCCCTTCTCATTGAGATAATCTTCATAAATACAGTTATCCCAGTAGTCTCCAGCATATACGCCGCCGAGACACGCAGAAGAGGCGATGATACCTTCGCCATATTTTTCGAGCATGTCATAATCTAGTCGCGGATAGCGATAGAAGTTGTCACCTTGGTGTGAGTCAGATACAAGCTTATAGATATTGCTTAAGCCTGTTTGATTAAGTGCAACCAAAACAATATGACGTCGGGCATTAATCTTGTTTTTTGATCT